CCGTGAACAAAATGAAGAAAATAATTTCCAAATAAGTACCTCTCAGTACTTACGATTATTAACAAGAAAATTTAAAAGAACAATCATTTACCGAGTTCCTTAATCAAACGAGAAACTTTTTCCATAAAGGAACTTTTCTCTTCCTGAGTTGTTAAAAGATTTAACACCTCAAGAATTTGTTTGATTAACTCGCTAGAACCTTTAACGTTCTTCAGTAAAGTGACATTTGGGTCCAAAACCGAAGGAACATAAAAGTCCACGATATACTCAATAAAGATCTCACCTTGATTCGTAGCTCCAATACTAGTGACATCCGGATATCCTACAAGAATACCCTGTTGACACTGACGCATCGAAGAGATACTATTAGTATCAGCCTCACAGTACCATGTCCTATCTCCTCCATATCTCACATCCAAGACTTCACATTCCTTTCGGAATGGAATAATCTTGCAAGGATCAATAGATTGGATATTGGCATAATTTAGTGCGACCAAACTAGAAGTATCCATCATACCTGAATCTGAATTATATGACAAAGCAAATGAACCGACTTGCGTAGTTCCGACTCTAGTAACAAAGATAAAGCGAATCTCACGAAACGCGAATCTCTGATAAATAGCCCCGAAAGCTGCGATACGGTCATTAAGAAAGAAGGGAGAGATAAGTACACTATTCGCATTATGAGTTGTCGCCAACCCGTTAACAAATAATGTAGAATCTGAAGCAGTAGTAGTAACTTTTACTAACTGTTGCCTACCTTCACATCTCAATGCCGGCCCGAATTCACTGTGCTTCAAACCGTCTCCTCTGATTTTAAACCTAGTAGGATTACTAAGTGAGACATCATAGGAAGCGGCCGTACTAGAAAATTCAAATCCTCCTGACCTACCCGAAATATAAGTGCCTTTCTTTTTCTTGTTTCTAACTTTCTTCATGGAAACCGATTGTGTGGATTTTGCGTTGTTATTATAACCTCGCATGACTAATTTAACTCTTGGCAACTAGCCTCCACACCAAAAACTGTTTTTACAGACGACAATCGAGAAAACTATCCAAGTTTTCTTCATCATCATCCACTTTCTCTAGGAATATCAAGAACCTTTTACCAGACCAAATTAACGAAGATTTGGCGGTGATCTCGGTATTTCCCCCACGTAGGGAAGGATAGTAACTATTAGAACCAACAGACTTGTAAGGCGAACGAGGGACAGTGATAAGTGTCATATCTACATCACCCCATTTCTTATTACCTTTATCAATATGAATATTACTGCTTTTCTTAAGAATCCTCAGAGCTCTTTCGATTTTCTTCAGTTTAACTGAAACAAAACCTCGACCTCTAATCTTCTCTCGAGACATATTGGCAATCCAATCATCTCTAGAAACCAACCTTGTAGCACGAGATGTGTTATAAGTTGGTAAGAAAGCCTCAAAACCAGAGTCTAGATTCCTTTTTATCTCAGTTCGAGACTTAAGGAGTAATTTATTCTTGGTTTTAGAAAGATACTTCATTTCATATTCCACTCGACAATAAGCTTTTCGAGTGGTTCGTTCAAGTCTGGTCAAATTTTGATTAGAGGAAATGATCAACCTTTGTGTATAAGTGATCTTCGGAACTTTCATTCCATCCCTTAATTTCGCACCACACCCACCTAATTCAGACGGTATAAATACATTCAATTTTCCATTCAATGTATGAATATTAATACGTTTTTTGTTTAACAAGAAAAACTTATTAGTAATATATCTTCTAAATTCTGGAGGCTCGGTACAAAAATCAAGGTTCTGCCAAAAAGGAATTTCAACAGAAGGACTGAAACAAAGTTCGAGATGACACAGAGGGATCTCCCTGAAAGCGTCTCCACTCTTCTTAAAAATTCTCGAGTTAATAACAACAACACTCTTGGATCTATAGGACTTTCCAAGAGAGAAAGTAAAGTCGTACGACTTAGCTTTGAGAATCATTTCATCGATCTTACATTTAGGTGCAAATGCCGCGAAATCATCACCATTGACCAAACAAGGAGAACTCTCCTTATGCCAACGGTTGTTCGTTCGAACCATTACAGATTTCTGTTCACAAACATCATTCCAAAGTGATAAATTAAGAATACAAAGAACAGGAAAGCTCTTTATATCACCCATCATTTGACCTGAGGTCTGAACGACATCATCAGAATCCTTACCGAAAGAAATCTTTCGATTCTTCCATTGATTAGCACGGATCTGACTAACAGAGATAGATCTCCTATTATCTGTTAAGCACTTAAACCACCAATTTATGGCAAGCCAATTTTTTTTATTCGCACTAGGGGTATTGCCACCACAGTACTCAAAAATCTTTGCCATAACCTTCCAACAACCAAAAAGATCCATATTAACTGGTATTTGGAAATCAGGAAGGAGTTTTTCTTCGAAACATAAAAGATCTATTGTGCGGGAGGTATCTGGAGAGATACCATCCGTAGCAGCTTCATAGTCACCAGAAAAGAATTCTAAATCCTTCTTTTGATAACCTAAGCTCGTCCAATAGTCCAAAGAACGGACATATAAAGAATATATGTCCTCCTTTGTCACCATACGACCGAAGAGTAAATTGGGGTGTTTCTTCATAGATTCAGCTAGACAAACTTGAAAAGGCTTACCTGCAGAAAATTCAACTGAATTCTGCGTAGTAATACTCCTAATCTTCAAAGGTTCCGGAAGAAAATGAGCAGTACCAGTAAGTTCATCAGGTGTCATACCATATACGAAATATGGAACTGGACAAGGACCCGAATATGTCTGATCTAGAACACCTCTCAAGTTAACAGAGGGTGCAATCTTATTAAAGAAACCGATGTGTCCGAGTGAGGACTTTTCTGCACAGGCGGAGGTACTCACACACTTATTGCTAGACTTAATAACATCAGAAAAACTAACCTTAGAGAATGAACGTATTACTTCACGAACATTTTCCAGATTAAGCACCGAAGGTGCTGTAGGCTTAGTTAAAGCACTACGATATTTCTTAATAGCCTCCTCACGGAAACTAGTAGGAACCGGGACTGACCCTTTCCTGACATTATTAAGATTCGCTGCAAAGGTGATAGCACGAAGACCGCCTAGGGATAACCTACGGGAAAAATCACGACGATTTTTCGAATCAAAAGGAAATCGACTAGGATACAAGTTACTAGGACGCTCTGGAAGAAGCGATTTATAAGCAATCGAGCTTGAGCAACAATAATAATACTTTATTATTTTTGTTGTCATGTTCTCATTATTGCGAATAATCGTACCATACATTCTAAGAAAACGAGATTCTGTTCCAAAATTACGGAAG